TCATAATTCAATATAGTCACTACCTCTATTATCAAGATACCTGTCAGTCATTTGCATGGACTTATGACCAAGTATCTTTTTGGCAAATTCGGCTCCTTTTTCATCTTCATATAACCTTGCTGATAAACTCCTTATCTCATGGAATGTTGGCATATTGTCTTTTTGAGGTAAGGATTGCAAGAAAGCCTTTCTTATGGATTGAGCTTTAACGCCACAGATAAAATCACCTTTCTTTTCTATATTACCAAGCACTTCTTTTATAGAGACATTAACAGCATCGATTTTTAAGGACGTCGGTATTGATATTTTTGCTCCCGTTTTAATTTGAGTTATATATATCCTATCATTTTTTATATCACTCCATTTCATATTTTCTATATCACTAATTCGTTGTGCTGTAAGTAATGCTAGTAAAAATAAATTTTTGTATTTTTTATTTGTATGATTTATTGCGTAATTAAAATCATCCAAGGTTAATCTAGCTCTATTAACCTGTGTTTTCGGTGCTCTAGTTACCGATACAGGGTTTTCATTTAGTAAACCTTCTGCTATAGCTTCATTAAATGCATCAAGCAGAGTGACCCTCATTAACTTTGCCATAGAGCGTTTAGAATAATTTGAGATAAAGCTAGCAATATCCTTTGTGGTTATTTCATTGAGCGGAGCGTCAGCAATATTTAACTTGATTATTTTTATTTTAGAGTTGTAATCATATAACGTTTTTTTCCTCAATCCTCTTTTCTTTAACCCATCTTGATATTTATCCAACCATTCATGCAATGTTACACAGTGAACATTATTAATTCTGTCAACTAATGACTCTTTAGGTTTATAAATAGCTAAATTGGCTTGTATGGCTTCGGTTATTGCCAATGATTTGTTTGAGCCAACAGAAAATTCCTTTTTAGTTCTTACATCCCTGTAATAGTAAATCCCTTTACGCAAATACAAGTTAGGCGGTAAACCCTTGTTCTTTGCACTTCTGCTTCTGCCCATTAATTTTCTCCATTAAATACTGCGGTTCCCTTACCATTTTGTCATTTGTTAGAATTGTCCACGGCTCTAACTCATATTCTCTACCAACCTTTTCTGGAGCAGGGTATAACCTACCTTCCTTTATATAGCGAGATAATTGCCGTTGACTTCTAGGGTTAGCGAAATATTTATTATTCCATTCTGATAATGTTATTCGCTTCATTGATTATTCTCCGTATCCTTCATCATTAAAAAAACTTCCATAGCGCCACGGTATGGGTTTTTATTTACTGACATGAAGTCATAATCAAGGCAGTCAGCTGTCCATTTATTAGAATGGTACATTGGTGATAACCCTATTTTATTTTCAATAATAATCGGCATTGCGTCTGATGGGTTATTGCATGGGTCGAAAAAGCGATAACCAAACGAGCCATCAACAAGGAATTGGATAATATCCATTGTTTGTTTAATTACATCGTATTGCGTTTCAGGTAAAACAGATTGAGCTACTAATAAATTAATCTCGAAATCAGATAGTTCGGTGTATTTATTCATTATCATCTCCTAGTATTTCATTAATAGTATTTCTGATGTCAATTAAGTCTTGTTTTGTCACATCTATATTCCAAGATGGAGTATTTAAAACAAAGCAATCTTTTGTTGTAGGTTCAATCTCAATACAATCTTTGTAATTTTCTAAGCCAGCATAATATTTATCTTTCATTCCATACCTCTCCACAAACAACTTTAACATTCCTCACTGACATTAAATATTCAGCACGTTTATTGCATTCCGATTGCGTGTATATATCTTCCGTTACAGGTACAGTAGAACCCTGTATTAGCATGAGTAATACATATTCAATTATTTGCATGAATTGTTACTCTGAATTTTAGGTATAAAAAACCCTGCTAGTGCAGGGTGATGATTTTTAAATTTCATTAGCTCTTCTTTTTGCCTTCTTTGTTAATTTATCATAACAATAATTCATAACAAAAAAACTTATCAATGAGAAAAAGGCAATTAAAAAACTGAAATATGATATTAGAAAAAACATTCCAATAAACGGAAATGTAAATGATAGAAATTTAAACATACCAAAAATTCTATACTTGAAAATTATTATTGTTTCTACTTTATCAAGCTCATTACTAGATGATATAAATAATGAGAAAAGAAAAAATGAATTTAATGAAAGAGACATGGAAAATGAAAATATTGATAAATATATTTCTATTAACTCAATTACTCCAGCCGATTTAAAATTAAAACTTAGCATTCCTATAAAAAAAGTTGCTGAAATTATTGATAAGGATGCTGATGATATAAAATAAAAATTGTACTCCTTATTTCTATAATTTTCATCGGCAAGTAGGTCGATCTTTTTTCGCATATAAGGCGTATGTGAAAATAGTTTTCGATAAGATTTTATATGTTTATTTTCCATGATATTGATAAATATTTTTCAGGATTACGTTGTCATGACTTTACTTTTTTATATAGTGAAACTCAATAACCCATACCCAATCTTTATTCATCCAGCTATCAATTCCGTATATGCTAATCCATACAGCGGCGAATTCAGACGTGCATGAGTTCAATTTCCTATCGAGTCCTTCGGCTTTGGCATCGCTTTCGCTGATATCATTTACTTGCTGCAACCAAATATCAGTAATTTCAATTTTCCCTTTGATATTACCGTCCTTGTTTGCAATGTTGATAATGTCGCCAATCTCACCATACGGGCAATCAACATCAACAAATCCATGCCGCCATGCTGCGCATACTTGCTCTGATAGTGTGTAACCACCTTGCCATGCGCTAAGATAGCGTAACCCATCTTCGGTTACTTTTGGTTGTGGTTTAATCGGCCTGCGTGTCTGCGTTTTTCTGCCATCTATGACAGCCTTTAGCATTACATCGTTAAACTTGATTCTGTCTTTCATATTCATTCCTCTTCATTACATCCCTGCGAGTTAAATTATCATGCGAATTTTGGTAGCTTATTACCTGTAAGTTCCTCTGCGTCCTTCATAAAGTCGGTGGCTTGCTCTTCCATTCCAACGCCGAAATCATATTTATGAACCGCTTTAGCCATTAAGAAAGCGCCAGCAAAAAGCACTTCTTTCAACTTTTCATTTTCTTCTTTGAGTTTATCTGTCATATCTATCTCCTGTTTGCATCCTTGCACTGAGTAATGGTTATATTCTTTGGTTAAACGGGTAGGGTGGTCAAAACGGGATATCAGAGTCATCGAAATCCATTGGTGGCTGACTACTCTGTGCTTGCGGTTGCTGTGGTTGTCCCCATCCTTGAGACTGTGACTTCTGGCTTCCTGCCTGATTACCACCGTTACCGCCAAAATCCAATTGGTTAACGACAATTACTGGAGCTGATTTCTTCTCGCCACTCTGGCTTGTCCATTCTTCCATGACGAACTCACCAGTAACCGTAACCTTTGTTCCTTTGGTTAAGTATTCAGGTAGCTTTTCAGCTTTAGAACCAAACATCTTACAGATAACCCAAGATACTTTTTCGTGCTCTCCGTAACCTTGTTTCACTGGCAAACTAAAAGATGCAACCGCTTTACCATTTGGCGTCCATCGCTGTTCGCAATCTTTACCTAAGTTTCCACTTGCCGTTATTGTGTTAATTGCCATATACACTCCATTGATTGCCAAATTGAATGCCTAACTTGTTTAACCCCTGATCCATTACCTCAATGAACTCAGGTACTAACTCGTCGAATTCTTTCATCATTTTTTCGTCACGCTCAACAGGGAAATATGCGATTTCTTTCCCTGCCGGCATGCGTGGGTCAAAATTTGCAAAGTGCCAGATATCCTTACCTGTAACCCACATGGAATATTGAACTTGAGCCACATATTCCTTTTTCATTGCATCGATTCCATTCAATGCCAAGTCTATAAATACGTCCGTGTTATTAGGGCATTTAAGCTCTAATCCAGAGCCATCACTGCAAATGCCGTCTGGTGAGCAAGCCATCCGTAGTTGCTCATCTTTAAATATTATTGGCACTTCCTTTACCGTTAATCCGGTGTAAAACTCGAATGTCATCCTTGCTTCTAGTTCGTAGTTTTTACCCCAGTCCAGCGTCCTTGCTGATACTTCCTTGTAAACTCCTGTACAGACTTCACCAATAAGTGTGTTTAAATATGTTTTCTTTGTGTCTGTCCATTTTTTCCCTGACTTTGGCTTAGAGATAACTTTCCATGCCTCAGAGGCGGTTACAACACCGAGCCTGATAGACATCCATTCTTCGCTTCCTTGCTCTATTTTGGTTAAATCGATGCCTGTTTTGCTTAGAATGATGTCATTACTAATCATTTCCCTTCTGCCTTTTTCCTTAGCATGTCGATAATGGTATTGGCTTCAAATGCGGTTAATTGCTCTGGATGGGATATTTGATGGTTGAATTTTTTACTAATGAATGTGAAAAAAGCATCACTCCACTCGCCATTAACTTTAAGCATCAAGTCCGTGATAGCCTTTAATTGATCTTCACTTGCTGGCGTTATGTCCTTTGCTTTATTTGCTGGCACATCAAAATCATTGCCTTCGCCTGCCTCGGTGTTCACATAATCAATGGCTTGATCTAACCTTTCACGACGAGGCCAGTATTTACTTGCTCTTTTCACGATTGTTTTACGAGCCATCTCATCCCACCATGTTTTCCATGGCCCATTTCTTGATTTACTTGTAGCTTCAACAGCTTTTATCTCATCTAGCCTCATCTCTTCCGTGAGATAGTCACCACTTGCTGTTTTCACTGTGCAATAACCACCAATAACACTACCTCTGTCACTAAATGCGTTATATTTGTGGGTTGGTGGGGTGTCTAGACCATTGGATTCATAAACGTCATTTTCATGCACTAACTTGCATTGACCCCATTCGATAGCTTGAGTCGCTTGAGCTAAGTGCATAAGCCCCATGTAGCTAATATCAAGGCAAACAAAACCTTTCCTTGGCACTAAATACGCCAGTTTGCTTGCTGGATTCAATGTGATCCCAATCGCTGCGACGTTAATAATGGCGTTCTGTGCGCTAGCGGGGTTTTCCATAGCCACTCTTGCTAGCTCATCATTTCGTTGAAACGCTTGGATTGCGAACTGGCTTTCCTTAGCCCATGTGATCGTTTGATCTGTCAGTGCGTTACAAAACAATGGTTCTTGTTGCTGCACAAACTCAATAATTGACGTGCTCACAATACCTCCTTATCTATCCCAATCTGTATTGCTGTTCTAATTCCATCTAAAACTGCATCAAGTGCTTGGGGGCTAATTTCAAATACCGGATTTAACTTCCTTGCCAAATCCATGCACAGTAGTTCTTCGGGCAGGCTATCCATAACCTCATCAACTGATATTTTATCTTCCTGAGAATTAACAAACGCTTCTCGTTCCATTTGGCGTTCGTACCAGTCGTTTCTGAGTCCGTATGTATTCGTTAACATAGAGCCTCCTTAGGTAAACGCGCGCTCCTTGCGTGTGTTAATTTCATGCTGAATGAGGTTTGTGCGCTCCATAGACACTTTCATTTTCCATTGAAAAACTAAGTCGTCGATTTGCTCATTTGTCATTTCAGACTCTCGCAATAGTGCGAATATCTGATGTTTTATGTGTTTCTGCTTTGCGTTCATGCTGTACTCCGTATGCTGTTTTTAATGTTTCGTTTGCTTCGCTCCATCCGTCCTCGTCCGTGAGAGATAAAGCAATTCCAGCTTTACTTTGGGCTACACGTAATTTGTATTTATCAATATTCATGCTTACCTCTGGATGTGCGAAATCTGCGCTAATCTTGCGATAGCGATTGTTATTTGGTTTCTCTGGTGTTGGTGCGGTAGGTTAATTACCTGATGCGCTCAGGCTAGCAAGCCAGCTTACATAAATCCTCCGATTCAAACGGTGCTTAGTAAATATGGCGAGACCGATTTATCGCCTTTGGTTTATTGGTCTAAAAAAGCTATCTCACCACAGCCCACCTTGATGGACTGTAATTAGTTAACTGTGCCTGCTTTTAACCACGTCAGGCGAGGTGGTTCCTTACATTCCCCAATGCAAGAAATTTGTGTATAATTTAATCACCCCAATGCAAAGAAAAGGATTGAACTAATGAGTATTAAAGTAATTTCTGATGACAACCCTGTTAAACGAGTTGCTTTTGATATGGCGCTAGCTTTAGCCGTTAAACAGGATTCTATTAAAACTCCTGAGCAACTTATGGCTGAAATTGAATCGCTTTATCCTGAGTGTTTAGAAGTGGCTGAAAAGCAATACAAAAAAGAGACTCCACCTCCAATGGGGGTTTTGCTAAAAAGTACAATCTAAGACTTTAATTTCTCTATCTTTATGTGATGCATTTTTAAAAACTCTTCTAGCGGAACTAAGTCCATAATGGTTGTTCCGCAATTTAGAGTTAATTTAGTGATTGGTTGCCCATCTGACAAAGTCTCTTCCTTTATTGAAGAAATACTTTCTGTCTTAAAGAAAATTCTTGCTCCGTCATTTCTTAGATATTCATACATTTTTAAGTTAATCATGTTTAATCCTATCTCGCCGTAACCCCGAACCCACTGCTCGGCTGTTTTGTTTTAACTCCTGAAAATACTGCTACATTAGGTAAGCAACAGTTATCTCCACTTGGATAATGCTTTGTTGGTTTGAGAGAGAGAACAGGGCGTTCTTTCTTCTCTTTCACTGAGTTAGCTTTAGCAATTTCTTCTTCTTTCAGTTTGTTAGCTCTGAAAGATGCATATCTAGCGTATTGCCTAGCCTTGAATGAGTTGCTGTTAACTTTCTTAACGCTAACTGGTGTTGGGTTGCCTTTAAATTTTTTTGGTGGTTGATAGTAAATTTCCACATAACCTCCGTTATTCTTTTACTTACCATAGACCACTCATTGAATGACCTAGAATTAGTATTCTTGCGCTTACATACCTAACATCTGCCAGTGTTGCCTATTCCTATCTGTAATCACTCTCGTGCAGTAGTAACATTCTCACTAGCCAGATCGTGCCTAGTGATACGTCGCATTTTTGCGTAAGGGTCTAAACAGGGTAGGTATGCTGTTCCGACTTTCCAAATTATTAAAGAACATTAGGCTGTTTTTCATGTTGCTTGCCTTTGATGAGTTATATTTAAAACTATAGTTGTTTTATTGTCAACAACCAAAGTTGTTTATAGTTGTGTTTTTATATTGGTTTGGTTTTATTTGGTTGTTTTTGTTGGTAATTTATTTTCAAATAAATCTCAGTTTGGAACTCAGATCACTTCTTTGGCAGGGAGAGGGCACAAAAAAGCCCTCGCGGGGAGGGCTAGATAAATGGAGTTATCTAAAATTTAATCTACTCATAGCAGAGGATGAGTTATTGAAAATATCAATTGAACCAAAATTATTTTTATCTCCAGAGAATATTTTCTTTTCATCTGGAATGGTTATTTCTTTAATAGATTTATTCTGATTTGCTTTTGCTGTTAACTCTGCTTTTTTTGGGTTTTTCGCTGTCATCTCTTTCTTCCTTAATTTCTTCAACTGGTTGTTGTTCCGATTGAGCTGCCTCTTTTTTTCTTTGTTCTGTCATCTCCCTTATGATAGAGAGATTTAATACAAGACAACTTCTTGATCTTGTTTTGAATTGCTGATTTACAAAAGATACAATATCTGCTTGGGCTTCATCAAGTGGAGGTGATACATTCTTGAAGAGTTTAGAAGCCTCTTTCCTATCAATAACGAATGAATGTGATGGATACCCTGCTACTAATTCGTTCATTGCATTGTCTTGTAGTATATGGTCATATTCGTTCAGCCTTTCGCCATATGACTCAGCAATTTGAACAGCTCGCTGAACCTCACCTAATTTTATTGGATCAAGTTGAGCATATATCTTAGAAAATAGTCCTGTCGTCAAGTTAGATGAAAATTCCGCAGCCATTTTTGCTGTAACACCGAAATTTGATTTCATATCTAACAAGTAGTCTTTAAAAGCTGATTTTGCGAAGTGTTGCAACCCAGATAAAGCTTGATAGTAGTCAAGAGCAGAACTATTTTCGAACATTTCATCTTGTTTCCGCAGCTGAACATCTAGCGGGCCTAGCTCTCCACAATCACCAATTATTAAATTAGTTGCACCAATTGTTATAAGCGTACCAGCACTTTTGCAGTCACTAGGTATTATTATTGTTAATTTTTTATAGTTATGCCTGATAGCTCTTGCAATTCTATAAGCTGCGTTTGGATCACCTCCGTATGTGAGCAAGATAAGTATAGCATCCTTTTCTGGATTTGACTGCCTACATAATGATGTTATTTTTTCATATCCATTCCAGTTTATTGGTCCATTGTAATAAAGTAGGTCATGAGTATCTTTATACGGTAGAGATAGATTTTGAAATACATCAAACATAGATTGGTTATCTGACATTAAAGATATCCTTATTGCTTAACTAAAAACAAAGAATTCTCTATATAGAGAGCCATCCATCTGGTGCTAAAATAAGTTATCTGTTAATATTATTATGTTTAGAACCACACCCTAAAACGTGTCGTCAGGCCATTGTGTTAGCCGTGGAACTTATAAGTAATAGACTGGCTAACTAGCACCTTAGCGCATATATAAAGCCCATTAAGAGCATCTTCGTCTAGATACCAAGTTTCATATCTAGGGTTGTCAGATATAACTGCTAGGCGCTTATACTGTTTCTGCAATCGCTTTATGTAGAGCTGGTTATCCAATACGAACACATAAATCCCGTCACCATCAAAAAAGTTTGTGGTTATATCTACGAATATCTGATCCCTAGGTTCGAACGTTTCAGCCATTGAATCACCTTTTACAGTGATCATCTTTATCGTATTTGAAGGTCTTCCACCGAATAATCTTTTTGCTTCATCCGCTGAATACTCAATAGCCGTGATAGTCTCGATAAAATCATCGATAACCATCACGCCAGCACCTGCACTCGCTTCTACGTCTAGTATTTCAACCTTATAAGCATTACTAATACCACCCCCTTCATCCGAGTGCGTACCAGTACTTATGTTGCTGACTTCCGAACTATGGATAACAGGAATAGTTGGCTCTTCGCCATTACCAGACGACAACCATTCAGGAGAGACCCTCAGAACTTTAGCTATTTCTATTAATTTTGTTGAATTTTGTGCATTTCCAACCTCAATCTTTTGAATTGCAGCCTGTGATATACCAACAGCCTCGCCTAGTTCTTTTTGAGATAAGCCCGACAATTTACGAGCTTTTTTTAATCGTTGTGCAAGAGTAGTTTTCATAGTCTTAAATATACAACCGCAGTTGTTGGCATTCAAACAAATATAGTTGTTGATTAAAAACAACTAAGGTTTTATTATATGTAAAATAAACAACGGAGGTTTTTTATGAACGAAGCAATTAAAACCGCCATTGATATTGTAGGGACACAAAAAAAACTAGGTGAAGCATGTGGCATAACACAGCAAGCAGTTTTTAAGTGGCTACATAACAAGGCAAAAGTATCACCTGAGCATATCCCATTAATTGTTAAAGCTACAAACGGTCAAGTTAAAGGAAAAGATATTCGCCCTGACTTACCGCACTTATGGGATTTGGGTAATAAATACTGGTAACACAATCGCTCTTTAAAAATTCATGCAGTGCCTTTTGACTTCAATCGGCAAATTATTATCAACAATCCGCTCATACGGAATGAGCCACGGATCATTACTGCTGTTTCCAATATGGGAAGTAATCTAAGAAGGACTTTAACAAATGGAATGTGCAAAAAATATCAAAGTAGAGTGCTCATCAAACGAATTGATGACGTTTTACATTCAACAAATGTATTCAGTCGGTAATAACGGACTCGCTAAGGCGCTAGGAATACACCCTTCAAAATCCAGTCGAGATAAAGCCAGAATATTCGATTTAGCTTGCCAGTTGGTAAGTAAGTTCGGATTACCCCCTGACTCTGTAAATATCAGCGATAAGCCAACGAAAGTTGTTCTTGAAGGTGATTATGCAGAAAGGGTTATTCAGGCTCTTGAAGGGAAGGGAAAGGTTAAAAGAAAAGCCCCAGCAGTAACTGAGGCTTCTCAACAAATGGACTTAACCATTTAGACTAACAAATACACTGTATCAATAACCAGTATTAAAGGGAAGCTGATTTCTAGCTTTCCTTTTGCTGATACAGCTTAGGAATGGAGAAATTATACCATGAGACAAAGAATAAATCATGAATTTAATAGCTGTGATGAGCATAAAAACATCATGAGAAATAGGCTATTACAAGAAATAACCCCACTGGGTTGTCAGCGTTTAAAGGAAGCATTGAAAGACGCAAAATTAAGGAAAGCACATCGGGATAAGTTATTAGGAGAGCGAAAATGAGTATGCTTCTCATGGCAAAAGCCATGCAATTACAGGTGGGGGGTACAGCACAAAAAATGGTGCTACTGAAACTTGCTGATAATGCCAATGATAAAGGTGAGTGTTTTCCTTCTTATGAAACTATTGCACGTCATTGCGAAATTAGCCGTCAAAGTGCGATAAACCACATTAAAAGTTTATGTAAAAAAGGGTTTGTTCGTAAAGTTACGCGAAAAACTGATAAGGTGCATACTTCCAATTTATATATTCTGGATTTGGAGGCTAAATCTCTTGATGACGGTAGTCAAAATACAGTACCACCTAGTCAAAATTCTGTACTAGAGGTAGTCAAAGAATTTGACCACGGTAGTCAAACGGTTGGACTAGGGGGTAGTCAAAAATTTTTACCCAGAACCAGTCAGTCTTTTAACCAGTCAATTAACCTTAAAAAACTATCGTCTGACGACTCGAAACCTGCAAAGCAGATTTCAATTAATCGACAAGCTAAAATTCCTTATCAGGAAATCATGCAAGCCTTCAACGAATCGGTAGGGGATAGATTACCCAATGCCGAATCACTGAATGACAAACGCAAACGAGCAATATCCAAATTCCTGAAAGAGCTCAAAGAACCCACAGTTGAATCAGCTAAAAATTATTTTGATTATTTTATGGAAACGGCGAGTGCTTGGTATTTTGGCGAAAATAATCGGGGTTGGCGAGCGAATTTTGATTATTTACTCAGACCTGAAACGGTACTCAAAACAAGGGAAGGAGCACTGTGATGAACCAAGTTCCGAATAATTTAATGGCGGAACAAAATGTTATTGGAGGACTACTGCTTGACCCGCAAAGTGATAATGCGCAATCAATTTTTTCACTGCTAAAACCTGAAGATTTTTATGCCCGACACCATCAAATTATTTATCTCACCCTGCGAGAAATGTATACCCAACGTATGCCAATAGACATCATGACGGTGACGGATTGTCTGGAGTCAAAAGGCCGAATTAATCAATCAGGTGGTTTTGCCTATCTTGCTGAGATGGCAAGAGAAACACCGAGTATTGCTAACATTATGGCTTATGCGAAAAAAATCCGAGAGTGTTCCGCACAGCGTTTTGTTATCGAAAAGACGGTTGAAATTCAAAAGCTCATGATGGCGCCAAGTGAGTTAGGTTTTACAGATAAAATTGAACAAGCACAACGCTTGCTTGATGAAGCTACTTCGTTTGGAAAAATGGGGAGAAAAACAGGGTTACGCCGAATTGATGATGTGCTGGATGATGTTTTTACCGACATTTGTGATCGACAAGATAACCCAGAGAAACATCGAGGATTAAAAACGGGATTTAAAGATTTTGACCGTCTATTAAGCCCGAAACAGATTGTCATAGGCTCACTGTTCGTGATTGGTGCTCGTCCAAAGATGGGAAAAACAACCGTTCTCACTGAAATGGCAAAAAATGTCTCACAACAAGGTAAGCCTGTATTACTGTTCAGCATGGAAATGACGGATAAACAGCTTGTTGAACGGACACTAGCCCAACAAACCCAGATTAATTCAGATAAATTTTACCAAAAGTTAGAAGAGCATGAATGGGATAGGCTTTGCAATGCCATCGGTCGCCTTAAAGATGAGCCCAATATTTGGGTGGATGATACACCAGGTATGTCCTTACAGCATATTCGCTCTGAAAGTCGGAAAATTAAACGCAAAGTCGGTGATATTGGGTTCATTGGTGTCGATTACCTCACGCTGATGCAAGCGGGAAAAGCTGACCGTAATGACATTGCCTATGGTGAAATCACTAAGGGGCTAAAAATATTAGCAAAAGAGCTCAATACGGTGGTTGTGTTGCTTGTACAACTGAATCGAGGATTGGAAAACAGAGCTGATAAACGCCCCGTACCAAGTGATTCAAGAGACACAGGACAAATCGAGCAAGATTGTGATTATTGGTTAGGCATTTATCGTGATGCGGTGTACCACGATAATGCAGATGAAACGCTGACCGAGATGATTTTAAGGCTCAATCGGCACGGTAAAACAGGCACGGTGTATGTTGACCAACAAGGATTGAGTATTACACCAGTTGATCAATATATGGCTGCTTATCGCGCTCAACCGAAACGAGAGCCTAAAAGGTATTGTGAAAAATCGTTTTAACTCATGAAAGTAAAAAGGAGACCTCGTGACAGATGATATCTGTCTCCATAAATCCAATCTCAACAGTATTTTCAAAGTGCTCTCCGAAATCGTGACAACAGGTAAACGCTATCGCATCAAAATCACCGAGTGGCGTGATTTAAGAACCATACCCATGAATAAAACATGGCGTATGTGGATGGAAACCACAGGCGAGTGGTTACGTGCACGTGGCGTTGTTATCGATATTAAAAATGGTGTCGGTGAAATCGTTTTATCAAAGCCCATTACTAATGAGGAAACGCATGAATATTTCGTTGGACACTGGTTAGGGCGCAATGAAAACGGTGAGCGTGAAGAAACCAGCAAGATGGATAAAGCAAGGATGCTTTACATGATGGAGAAACATGAACAATGGTGCATTGAGAAGGGAATTCCGATCATCATTCCTCGTAACTCTGAATATATAAGTTTGAAAAGAAAGCAAGAAGAATAGGAAATAGTGATGATTATTTCAGTTAATAACATGATCGTTTTTATTTTAAAGTGATAAAAAATAGTAATCAGGAGGCTCATGATGAATTTACGCAATGAGGCAAAAGGGCGTGAATGTCAGATTAGAATACCTTCAGTTTGTAATGGTAACTCTGAAACGGTTGTTTTAGCCCATTACAGAATGTCAGGTCTTTGTGGCGTCGGAATAAAATCGCATGACTTATTTGGCGCTTGGGCTTGTAGTGCATGTCACGATGAAGTTGATAGACGAACACGATTTACGGATATGGAGTATGCAAAACAATGTCATCTAGAAGGTGTTTTGAGAACGCAAGCCATATTGATCCAAGAAGGGAAGTTGAACGTGTGAAGGTCTTTAATATCGAACCAGTACCTAAACCAAGGATGACTCAGGCTGATAAATGGAAAAAACGTCCCCCAGTTTTAAAGTATTTTGCGTTTAAGGACGAAGTAAAGTTAAACAAAATCACCCTACCTGAATCACATTACCACATTACATTCATTCTACCCATGCCGAAGAGTTGGAGTAAAACTAAACGCTCCGAAATGAACGGTAAACCCCATCAACAAAAACCGGATAAAGATAATCTCGAAAAAGCATTACTTGATGCTATTTTTGACGATGATTCACGTGTATGGGATGGGCGGGTAACAAAAGTGTGGGGAAAAAGGGGGCAGATAATTATCCAAGAGGTGCGATAGTGAATATTGAGTGGATACGCGAGCGAGTAAGTACAGCGTTGATGAATGTTTGTATTATAGAAAATGGGCCGTTAAGTACCATGGAGGAACAAGCAATACTTGTAACCGATAGGTTTAAAAGAAACCCAATACGCTATGCGGGTGAAAGAAAGTCTCGATACAGACTCCCCTCACATCCACTCAAAATTAAGCAAAAACATGCCAAAGGAAAATCAAAACCATTAATTAATGAAGTTACTTATCGCACTTCATCATGGCGCAGAGGTATTCATCAATTGCCTAACGAAATGCGCTTATGGTTACTCTATTGCTATGGTGATTATCAATATTATCGTGAGCAAATACTCATTGTTCCCTATATTTGGCATGAGTTTCAGCGATTAAATAGTAAAAAAAGGATAACGAAAAAAGTTAAGCAACGACTTCAATCTCTTACCTTACTAGCCATTCAGGCGGTAAAAGCAGAAATTAATCAAACAGCAAAAAAATATACGGATGTTAAGCTCGCTGGATTGTTGGGCGTCAGTGCTGATGCTTGGCGAAAGAGCTATAAACTGTATTGGATTTGTTTATTAGATTGTTGCTATCAATTAGATAGAGATTCGCTATTCAAAATTAGCGCTTTAAGCTGATTAAAAAAGTTGCAAAACTCCGTTTTTTTCTATAAATTAAATGCAATATTTATATAATATTATAAATGTAAGTATTTCAAACCTCGCTTCGGCGGGGTTTTGTTTTTTTTTAAAATATATTTATAATTATTAATTAAAAAATTTGTTGGAAGTTTTTCGTTTTCATTGATTGTTTGTTTATATTTAAGATGAAATTTATTGTTATCCTATAAGAATAAACCTGCAGTGTTTAACTAATAATTAAAATAATAAACAGGTATTCTTATCTCTACTATACTCATAATATTCAATTTATAGAGCGAGTATATATAATGATTGATTTGTTTAAGTTAACGAAAAAAAGTTCTAGGCATATTGGTATAGCAATATATGTTGGTATTATAGCGGGTATCTTTTCAGCTTTAGTTAAATCTGGTTTTGAAGACCTAATTCCCCCGAGAACACTTGAAACGACACCCCCGCCAGTCGTCTTACTCGAAAAGCTTGGATTAAATATAGATACTATGACTTATCATTGGATGGGATATAGTATTAATTGGGGCGGTAATGGTGTTCATATATTATTCTCAATAGTTATCGCTGTGACATATTGTGTTATTGCTGAATTCTTGCCAAAGGTTAAATTATTACACGGTATTTGTTTTGGTATTGGCGTTTCTGTTTTTGCTCATGGTTTAGTCGTACCTCTACTAGGATTGTCTGGCTGGCTTTGGACAGCAGGTTATCAAGCATTAATTTCTGAGTTTGTTGGAACCGCTTTTTGGATCTGGTCAATTGAAGCGATTAGACAAAATTTGCGTTATTGTTTAACTAAAGAAAATGATGCTGAGTAGATAAGGAAGTTCAACCTTAATCTGTTATAAATTTCTTAAAGATCGCTTAGGCGGTCTTTTTTCGTATATGCCGACCACAGAATCAATCACCCTCGTTATCACGTTCACACAAGAGCTGTGAGTCGGCACCTTATTAACTAAATAAATTGGTAAATGTTATGTCAAAAGAGATAAGCGAATTACAGTTTAGTCTTCACTATGCCTCAGAAACAGACAGTGAAAAGAATACCTCCATCATTTTAACGGCGAATATCCATACGGCTGATGGTGAAACTCAACAACTGACACAATTAATTTGCACGACATCTTCCGCAGGTAAAAAGCAATATCGAATCGGCTTGCAAAGAATTAGTGATGCTGGTGCTCCATTGCTGGTGGCGATTGAATCCTATTGGCGCAAAAACACACAAGAGAGTTGTGTTTATTTGTTAGAGAAAGCGAAGCAATTTATTCAAGGACACTTACAACAAACGAATACATGGATATCTATGTATGGTCTTGTGATTGTTTCTAATGCGTCACTGGAAGAACAGTTGCCTGAAGGTTTATTAAAGGCACTTAAAGTATCAATCCCCGCCTAATTTTTTTAACACTTTCACACTAATCATCAACGGACACTCCTCTGGGGGTGACTATGCGTATGGAAAAATTAACCAATGTAACTTATGGAACAGCAGGCCTAACGGCCTTTTTTGCCAGTCTTTCGTTATATGAATGGGGATTTGTTATCGGGATGGCGTTCAGCATGGTTCTCGGTTTAGCCACTTACTTTATGACTCGTCGAGAACAACGAAAACGCACTCAATTATTTGAAAAGCTTGTTCGTCATGTTGACCCACAAAACCCGACCGAAACCTTAAAAAAGCTTGCTGAATTAATGGTGAAAGCGCCAAAGGATATTTAATGTCTCTCAAACAGAAAATAGCGGTGATAACAACAGCAGGAGCAACAGCCATCGCGTTAGTAGTAATAGCCCATTTTGAAGGTGTACGTTATGAACCTTATCGTGATGTGGCAGGTGTTCTAACTGTTTGTTATGGACATACAGGCAAAGACATTATTCAAGACAAGAGATACACACAACAAGAATGTGATGCGTTATTACAAATCGATTTTATTAAGACACAACAGCAAGTCGATGCATTAATCAAAGTATCACTCGATGACTACACCAAAGCTGCTTTATATTCCTTTGCTTTTAATGTGGGTACAACCGCATTTGCTCGCTCAACATTACTCAAGAAGCTAAACGCTGGTGATAGAGCGGGTGCCTGTGAAGAAATGAAACGTTGGATATATGCAGGCGGAAAGGTCTGGCGAGGGCTTGTCAGTCGTCGAGAGGCGGAGTCAGCACTATGTCATGGAAAACTTTAATCATCATTATCGGCTTTATTCTTGCATTACTCATTACAGTCGCTGGTGGCATTTATCTCTTGATTGATAACTCATGTACTAAAGACCAAGTGAGTTTAGAAAAGCGCTGTCAGATTGCACTCTCATATCATCGGTACTAATCATGAAATACGGAAAACTCTATGCCGTCATTGCGATGGTAGGCATTATCGTGGGTAGTTATTGGGTGATTAACTGGCAAGCTAATAGGATTAATTCACTGACAGATATCAACAAAAAACTGGCCGTGGCTCTCGAAGAACAGAAGTCTATTAATACTGACTATCAAGCACGCATAATGCGATTAAATCAGTTGGATATTCAATATACGCAGGAGCTAGCGAATGCTAAGAATGAAATTAGTCACTTGCGTGATATTAGTGAGCGTCATCCAGAGCGGGTGTACATCAAAGCCGAGTGCCCCAAAGTCAAAACCACTCCCTCCACCAGCTTGGCTTATGCAACCACCGCCCGACCTACTGACACCGCTATCCGAAATTATTGGTTACTCAGAGAGCGAATTGCAGAGTCAGAACAGATGATTAAAGGGTTGCAGGATTATATCAAACAAGAATGCATGGAATAAAAAAAAGCCCAGCATGGGTGCATGGGCAAACTAACAGGATATTAATCAAAGTATAGTGATAATTACTTAGTATAGCTTAAGTAAATATATATATCAGCAATTAGATAAGTCGTTTATCCATTAAGGAGAGTGATCATATCTTGACTGCTAGGAACAGACTAGAAGTGGCTTGGCAGTGTATCGCTAAGCTGCGAACTCTACGCATTTCATTCTGTGCATTCACCGCGCAATTAAAAACACTCACAGAACCTTACAGAAAGTCGAACCTGAGAAAAACCGTTAATGGTGTTTTCTGTGGGGCGGTTATTTCTGGTGAACAGGTTCGCTTTTCTATAAGGATTTACACCATGAGCAAATCATTAGTTTTCAAAGGTAATGAAATTACTCCATTTGATAATGGTGATAATAAGATTTGGTTTACCAGCTCTCAGATGGCTAAGCTACTCGAATACAAAAATGAGAAGTCAGTAACCAATCTATATAACGCCAACAAAGACGAGTTTTCTGATGATATGACAATGGTCACTGAAACAATGACCAATGGAATAAACAACAACTTACGTAAGAAAAAGGTCAGGATCTTCTCTGTTAGAGGTGCACATCTAATCGGAATGTTAGCTAATACAGATGTAGCGAAATCCTTGCGTCGATGGTTACTTGATCTAGCTGAAAAAGAGTCAAAACCACAAACAGGGTTAGCAAACCTTGACATGAATGAGCTTAAAACCCTGACTATCAATGAGATGCAAAATAGATTAGTAGCAGCCGATAACTGGTCGTTCGAGAACTTTGGCAGGAAAGGTAGTGACTTAATGAATTTACGCAAGCGTCACTTAAAGAAAATACGCAAAGCGAAGAAGGCAATTAAAGAACTATCACAATTAACCTTGCCTGATATGGGCGAATTTCCAGATGGAGAAGAGCCAGCATGAACCACGAACAATTCATAGAGCAGAACGTACTAGCCGAGTTAAAAAAGCTCGGCTTTTCTTTACCTGTTTGTCGTAGAGCAAGTTACATGGCGGTAGATCATTATCGCCGAAGCTCTCAAGCAAGTAGAAAAGGGCGAATGTTTGACGACTGCTTACATATTGCCAAAGTGTGGGCGAGTAAGTTCGCTAAGGAGAAAGTATGACCAAACAAGAAAAAGCAAACTTATCCATTCTCTATCGTCAATTACAGCAATCACTTGAATACTTACACTGTGGAAGAGTTGATGATGGGAGAATAGTTGCTGAAATCGTCGAGCGCGAGTTAGGCAAGTTAGTCAACAAACAGAAAACCAAATAGGCCCTAGCGGCCTTTTTTATTTAAGGAATGGATATGGCTAAAAGACCAGATTGGGAGGCCATCGAGTCGGCTTACCGAGCTGGCGTGATGTCCATAAGGGAAATAGCCTCTCAATACGAGATAACCCATCAGGCGATAAGTAAGCGTGCTAAGAAAGAAGGATGGGAGCGAGATTTAAAGGCAAAGGTTAAGGCTAGGGCTGAAAACTTGGTTGCCAAAAGGGAGGTTGCCAGTCTGGTTGCCACCGAAAAGGCTATTTCAGAACGGCAACTTATTGAGGCTAATGCCGAGGTTATCGCTAATGTCCGCATGGAGCATAGAGGCGATATTCGAAGGGCTAGAGAATTAACCAACAACTTATTTGATGAACTATCTGCTGAATGTGCTGATGTGCCAGCCTTAAGAAAACTTGGCGAGTTAATGTTTAGTCCTGATGATAACGGACGCGACAAACTCAATGACATTTATCACTCAATCATCTCCCTGCCTGAGCGCGTTAAGTCAGCCAAATCATTAAGCGAAACATTTAAAAATTTAGTTGGCCTTGAGCGTCAAGCATATGGCCTTGATGATGTTCAGCCGAATAAGACAGCTAGTCAGCTATCAGAACTAATGGACGACTTATCTAAGGAATAATCATGAAGCCAGAACATCTTGCATTATTGAGAGATAAGCTCTGGCGATTAAATCACCTCTACTGGATAACCAATAAAGAAGGCAAGCCAGTTCGATTTAAAATGACGCCTGAGCAACTCGAATATTTTGAAGGGATGCACACGCGAAACATTATCCTTAAAGCCCGTCAGCTTGGCTTCACTACTGAGGTCTGCATTATCCAGCTAGACGCAGCGTTATTTGAGGCGGCTAAATGTGCATTGATAGCCCACACACTTAACGATGCTAAGCGGCTATTTAGGGAAAAGATAAAGTATGCCTATGACAAGCTACCCGATGAAATCAAAGCGGCTAACCCAGCGAGTAATGATGCGGTTGGTGAGTTGGTGTTTAGCAAAGGCGGCTCGCTTTATATCAGCACGTCATTTCGTGGCGGTACACTCCGTTATTTGCACGTTTCTGAGTTCGGTAAGATATGTGCTAAGTATCCAGAGAAAGCCCGTGAGATTGTCACTGGCGCATTTGAGGCGGTATCAAGCGATTGTTTTACGACGATTGAAAGCACAGCGGAGGGTCGAGTAGGTTATTTCTTCGATTATTGCCAGTCTGCTGAGAAAGCGCAAATTCAGAATAAGACTCTCTCTAACCTAGACTGGAAGTTCTTTTTCTTCTCATGGTGGAAGAATCCAGAGTATGCCATTAACCCTGTTGAGCCATTACCCCAGCGGTTAGTTGATTACTTTGATGAGATAGCCAGCAAACATGGTGTTCAATTAAACGAGCGCCAGAAAGCATGGTATTACGCCAAAGAGAAAACGCTTGGCGACGATATGAAACGGGAATACCCGTCAATACCGTCTGAGGCATTCCAACAATCGGTTGAAGGCGCTTACTACGCTAAGCAATTCCGCTACCTGTACGAAAATAAACGCATTGGCACACTTCCTGATAACTCACACTTACCGGTTCACACGTACTGGGATATTGGCGTCGGTGATTCAACATCAATTTGGTTTATCCGTGAAGTGGGCGAAGAGTTCCATGTCATTGATCACTACTTAAACAGTGGTGAAGGTCTACGGCACTACATGAAAGTGTTAAAAGACAAAGGCTACACATATGCAAGTCACAATGGCCCTCATGATATCGATAACCGTGAGTTTGGTTCTGATGCGAAATCACGACGTGAATTAGCGCGTGAAGGGTACGAAATAGACGGACAAATTTACTCAATCCGATTTGAAGTGGTGCCAAAGCTTTCAGTCGATGAAGGTATCGAGGCAGTACGTGAAATTCTGCCACTTTGCGTGTTCGATGAACACAAATGCAGTGAAGGCATTGCTCATCTAGAAGCTTATCGCAAAGAGTGGGATGACAAGCGGGGCTGTTGGAAAGATAAACCGCTTCACGATTACACGTCACATGATGCTGATGGATTTAGATATTTTGCGGTGAGCAGAAGAAATACTAAACGGTTGACTAAGAAAATAGAATTTAACTGGAACTAACATGAATACAAACGTTGATTACAAGCATCCAGCTTACAATGAGTTTTTGCCTGAATGGGACATGGTTGGCGATTGTGTTGATGGCGAACGAGTTGTTAAAAGCAAGAAAGAGAAATACCTCCCTCATCCGGCAGATAACAAAGATGAAGATGATAAGGGTAATGAGCGTTATAAGCGCTATTTAGCTAGAGCATCCTTTCTGAATGCCACGGGTAGGACACTTAGTGGTTTACTTGGTATTGCTTTCAGTAAGCCAGTAAAGATTAGTATTAGTGGTGATGTTGAGTATTTAGAAACTGATATTGACGGTCAAGGTCAGCCACTTACTCAAATGATAAGGGATGCGTTATCGCAAAACTTACAGCGTGGTCGAGCAGGTTTATTAAGTGATTTTAGTGGTTCAGGTATTCAGTCAGAGGCTAATAAAGGTCGCTCCTATATTCGGTTGTTTACAGCAAAAGAAATTATCAATTGGCGTGTAACGAACGGGAAAACATCCCTCGTTGTCCTCAAATATCAGGAGCCAGTAGATACAGATGATTTTGAACTGCAAATGCAGAATAACTGGATTGAATTAAGGCTTGTTAACAATGTAGCTTGCTCTCGTCGCTGGTATGAAGATGGAGATATAAAAGTTACAGAGTGGGTTGTATTAAAGGATGCACACGGCATTCCATTAAGGGAGTTGCCGTGGTCATGGATTGGTTCAATGAACAATGATCACACCCCTGATGCTCCTCCTCTTGCAGATATTGCGTACTTAAATATCAAACATTATCAAGTTGAGGCTGATATCGCAGAGTCTGCACATACTGTCGGTCAGCCGATGATTGCACTAACTGGCCTTACTGATGATTGGGTTGAAAGACACGTGTCTGAAGGGTTTACTGTTGGTTCACGCAAAGGGGTGTTGCTGCCACAGGGTGGTGATATGAAATTTGCGCAGCCAGAAGACAGAAACATTCAAATAAACCTAGCTGAGCGCAGAGAAAAGCAGATGGCAATGCTAGGAGCTAAGCTAGTTGAACGCGGGACATCAGCAAGAACAGCGACTCAGGCACAGGATGAGGCTCAAACAGATAATTCAGTGCTTTCGTTGTGTTCAGGAAACGTCGAAAAGGCCGTTAACCGAGCACTTAATTTCTGCATTCAGTTTGAGGGGAGTGGTGAGGCAACTATTGAGATAAACAAAGTTTACGATATTGCTCAACTGGATTCGCAAGCAATCACAGCTCTCCTTGCTTCTCTCCAATCTGGGGCTATGCGATTGATTGATTTTGTTAAGTACCTGCAAAGTATCAATATCATCCCTCAAGATGAGAAAGCTGAGGATGTTATCGAAGAGATAGAATTATCGCGAGCTAACTCAATGATGTAGAGGTGAATATGCAATCGCAGTTGATGTTAGATAATTCAATGATGATCCAAATTCTCCTAGAACGACTCAAAGCTGGCATTGTTGATAGAGAGGAAATGCAAAGAGAGCTAAGGGCGGCTGTTGCTAAGGCGTTAGCTAATTTCTCAGGTCAGATAACATCGAGGTCAAAACTAAACGCCATAATTGCTGAGTTAAAGCGAGAGCTATCACCAGTTCTGACCAGTTACTCTGAGCATTTACTGCAATCTGTTCTCGATATCGGTGTTGAGTCAAGCCAACTTGAAGTTGATAGCTTATCGCAGATAGTAACAAATGAAGTAAGCAAGCCTGATGCTGAGAAAGTTAAAAAAGCCATTTTAAATGTGCCGCTGATATTAACCGCTTGGGGCGGCTCTTTATTTCTCAAGAAATTTATATCATCTTGGGTGACTAGCTCTATCCAGCAAGTAGAGAATCAGACTGTTTTGGCTATGGCTGCTCAAAGTAACATTCAAGTTCTACAGTCCACTATTAATGGGGCTGCAATTGATAAAACACAGGTCTCTACATCGACGATATCTCGAATTACTTACAACTACAGAACAATTGCAAATACGGCAATTCAGCATGCTCATACATGTGCGGCTCAGGAATTTTATAAGGAGAATGACGATTTAATTAAAGAGGAAGAATTCAGCGCAATACTGGACAACAAAACATCATCGACGTGTAGGGCTTTATCAGGAAACCGATATCCTGTTGGGGCTGGCCCAATGCCACCATTACACCCAAACTGCCGAAGTCAGCGATTGCCAATACTTAATGATAAATTTGCTAATTTGATAATAACTAAACCAATAGGAAGATCTGAATGGGGAGAAGAAAGCTATTATGAATGGCTATCTAGGCAACCGGCCAAAAGACAGGATTTAATATTGGGTCCGACTAGAGGGAAGTTGTTTCGTGATGGTGGTTTATCTCCAGAGCGATTCGCACAGTTGCAGTTACATAAAAACTTTAAACCAATGACACTTAAAGATATGCAAAAATTTGCGCCTAAAGCGTTTGAGCGAGCAGGAATTGAATTGAAATAACACAAACCCACCACTGAGTGGGTTTTTTATTATCCGCAGTTAGAGACTGCACCATCTAAACCAGAGGTTTTACGATGTTTAAATATTTATTAACGAAAGAAGAATTTGACGCATTAACTGATGAGCAAAAGGCTCTTTACAAAGAGTCTGGTGGTAATTACCAACTTCAAATCGAAGGTATGCCAGAAATTCCAGATGTGTCAGGACTTCAAAAGAAAGTTGATGAATTACTTTCTGAGAAAAAATCAGAGCAGGAGAAACGCCGGCAAGCTGAAGAGGCTGCAAAAAAAGCAGCAGAAGATCAAGCGCGTAAAAATGGCGATATCGAATCACTAGAAAAAAGCTGGGCTGAAAAGTTAAAGGCGCGTGAAAACGAGCTATTAGCACAGCTACAGGAGAAAGATGCGAGTCTACATACGCTATTAGTTGATAACGTTGCTCAAACTGTGGCTACAAAGCTTGCTGGTGACGCTGCCCCGTTAATCATGCCACACATCAAATCTCGATTATCAGTAGAGGACGGTAAAACGCGAGTGGTTGATGCTAACGGTCATCCTTCTGCATTTACCATTGATGATTTAGAAAAAGAATTTCGTAGTAACCCGTTATTTGCTCCAGTAATTATTGGTAGTAAAGCCACCGGAACCGGAGGGGAAGGCGGTAAAGGGAAATCACCAGCCGGAGGCAGTGAAAAACCCAAAAGCGCGAATCCGTTAGTGGACTGCGCACGTGAAATCATTGCTAATATCCAAGAGGATTAATTTATATGTCTTTATATATTTTTCAAAAACAAGTGTCTCTAGCGGCAACAGAGTTGGTTGCTCAGGCTGTCCGTCAATTTAACGAAGCATCTGGTGGTGCTTTAGTTATTGGCGATGGTGATCATATCGGTGATTACATTGAGCAAACATCATGGCAGTTGCTTGGTGGTCTGGCTCAGCGACGCAATGCATATGGTTCAGGTAATCTAACGCCACAAGAATTGGGGCAAATCCTTGACCGTATGATTAAGATTGATGGTCGTATTGGCCCTGTCTCAGTTACCCCGACAATGATGAAGCGACTAGGTAAGGACGTATCAGAAGCGGCTGCGGTAGTTGCTGCTCAATCAGCAGAAGCCATGTTACAAGATTACCTGAATACTACTGGCGCGGCATTAAAAGCAGCTATTTCTGGTAATAAAACAGCCGTTACTGTTGGAGGTGAAACACCATCATTAAGAGGTTTAAATAAAGCAACACGTCCATTCGGTGATGCATATTCGCGTATTGTTGCTTGGTTGATGGATGGTGCAACATTCAACGACTTTATGGATGAGACATTAACCAACGCAAATAACCTATTCCAAATTGGCAACGTCGCCATTAAACAAGATAACCTTGGCCGTCGTTTTGTTATCTCTGATATTCCAGCTTTATCAGATGCAGACAAACAACATTCGCTAGGTTTAGTGACTGGTGCTGCTGCGGTTCAAACATCACCACTAATCATGAAGGCTCAGGATGTATTAGGGCAAGAAAATATTAAGGCACTAATGCAAGGTGAGTACGACTTTACTATTGGTTTGCGTGGTTACCAGTGGAGCAAAGATAGCATCAAATCCCCAACTAACGAACAGATTGCCGCGGTAGCTAACTGGAAGCAAATTGCTACGGATATTAAAGATACTGCTGGTGTTATGGTTTCATTTGGCAAAGATACTAGCGTTGGTGGGTAACGTGAGGGGCCGCCGCCCCTTATTTATCCATGAGGAGTGAGCATGTCTATTGCGATTACGGTTGAGCAAGTTAATGAGCAATTAGAGGTGATGGGGTTTGAGGCAACAAGTCTTGTCATAAACTCTGCTATATCTATAGTGGACACTATTGATACTTGCCTTGATAGCGCAGGGTATTCAGATGCGGTAATTGCTTTAATTAAACTGTATTCGGTTATCCTTATATTATCATCTGCTGATGTTCGTAAAATCGCGTCAGAGCACGCACCTTCTGGCGCTTCTGTTTCATATCAGTATTTTTCTGATGGCAGAAAAACATTGCTAAAAATGCTGTCTTCCCTAGATACCAATGGATGTACTAATAGCCTTCCTATTGAACGCCCCGTAGGTGTCATTCAGTTTGATGTAGTTCGGGGGTGATATGGGGAAAATCCTGCGACGATTTTGCAAAGGGTGGGCAACCATCTGGAAAGTTGAGGGTAAAGATAAATATGGTAAACCTATATTTTCAGAGCCAATCCATATCCGGTGTGATTACGGAAGTAGCTTTAAAGATGGTAGTAAAACTATTGGTACTGAAATAATTATTAAGAATGTTATTTGGACTGAGTATAGCGAAGCTTCTCAAGAAGACTATATCGCCATCGGTAAGCATGAAGACAGAGATCCATTTTTGCATGGTGCTAGCAGGGTTAAGTCTATCGATAGAGACCGTGATATTAATGGCGGTCTAGATGATTACACACTAACAACGGAGGTGTAACTATGGGGGCAAAAGTAAAAGGAATAGGTAATGCGATATCTAACTTAAACTCTCTGGTTGGAAGCATAGCATCAAAGAAGATAGCTCGAGCCATGCATAGAGCGCTAGATATTGGTGGCAGGCAAGCTGCAAAATACACACCAATTGACACTAAAGTGCTCATTAATTCACAATTTAGAGATGTAAAAGTAAAAGGTACTCTATTTACTGGTCGCGTTGGTTATTCTGCTTCGTATGCTGTTTTTGTTCATGATCCTAATGTTAAACAAACTTTCCGCAGGCTTAATGCTAAGAAAGAATTCCTCCTGAAGGGATTTGAGGAAACGAAGCAAATGATTGATCAGGCCGTTGCTGAGGAACTTAAAATATGACGACCTTTGAGAGACTGAAAAACTATTTTTCTGAATCAGGGTTATCTGATGGTTTCATTCAGCAGGATTATATTTGGAATGAAAAAGAAGGTAATGATTCAGATTCATATATCGTATTTCAGCAACTAAATGGAACTGGTCGTATTGATGATTTAAGTGGCGATGATTTCTTCACCGTTTTACTCATATCTGGCAAGGCGTGGATTGAGTTTATTGTTCAGAGAGCTAACGAAATACTAGAGTATGTAAGGTGTCACTCTAGAAGTCATAACATTGGCTTTATTATCAATACATCTGGTTTTGTTAATCCAATTCAAACAACAGAAGGTAGGTTTATTATCCCGCTTTCTTTCCGCTGTACATCTTAAATTAAACACATCTTAACAGGTCACTTCGGTGGCCTTTTTTATTTGCTGTTTAAAAAAACTAAGGAATATAACTATGTACGCACTTAAATTAATTACTGAACGAGAAGGCCGTAAAGTAGAAGAAGTACACTGCTTGGGAGAAATGTACCGCTTGGAATTTTATCCTGAACCTGAAAATAAGGATATCGTGGCGCGGGTTGAACACACAAAGAAAGACGCTATCCCATCATTTGATATTAAACGAACAGATTATGCTTACATTACAACGATAGTCGGCGATACGGTTCGGGTTATCAGTCGCGGATTAAAATCAAACTAACATGGGTCGCTTATGCGGCCTTTTTTATTTGCAAATAAAGAGGTTATAACATGTCACAATGTCCTGACAAAAAAGGATTGGTAATGGGTAATGCGGGAATTATCCGTATTGCAAAAGGATGCCCTGACCAAGTACCAGCACAAGATCAATTCTTACGCTTAGGTGCATTAACAACCAAGTCATTCGATTTTGGTATGGAGACGGTAACGTCTAATGCTGATGATATCAAAGGGTTAACAGAATCAATCGTCACTGGTGCTGACTTCACCATTAGTTTTGATGGGGAATTGAAGAAATCTGGCGTAACTGGCTCTACTTCTGCTTTCGATATTGCAAAAGAAATTCTTGATGAAATCAAAGCTGGTCGCCAACCAGATTATTGGATTCAACTTGATATGAAAGGTGATGGTTCTGATGTTGTTCAGAGCTATATGTTATTTACATCATGGTCAATGGAATTTCCAACAAAAGAAATCTCTACCTATTCAGGTGAATTGAAAGTTGCTGATGCAGAAACGGTTGAATGGCTACAAGAAGAAATCGTGGTTGAAAGTGTCGCAGTAGAGCCAGCTACTCTGTCTGTAAAAGTGGGTGAAACTAAGACATTTACTGTCAAATTTACCCCAACCGATGCGACGAACAAAAACTACACTGCTGTGAGCGATAAGCCAAACTTTGCAACAGTTACTCAGCTTGTGAATGTAGTCACTGTGCGTGGTGTTGCTGAAGGTACTGCAAATATCACTGTCACATCTAAAGATGGTAGTAAAACAGCAAAATGCGTGGTTACTGTTACCTCAGCTTAATATTACAAAGGGTGCTTTCGAGTGCCCTTGATAATATTCAGGAGGGATTATGACGCCTATTTTAGAAATCGGTGAGATGGTTATCTCTACTGATAAAAAGGATTACTTATTTAGACCATCGTTCATCAATATGACAAGAATCGGTGAGCCTAAACAGATTGTGAGTGCATACGGTCAATTAAATGGTGCTGAGGTGCAAGAGTTAATTGCACGCGCCGTAATGAGCTACAGGGTTATTCCTGAGTGGTTAATAAAAGCGATTAGCAAGCCGACATATGGACGCAATATCCTACAAACTGCAATGATAGTGATGCAGGCGTGTTGTGATGATGATTGTTCTGAAATCATTGGCGAGTGGAAGTCAGGTAAACGTGGCATTGTCTATAAAAACGGCAAGATGCCAATCGCTGACATTATCGTCATTGCTCGAGAATTATTCACTCACGGAATTATCGGTAAAGCGAAGATCCGTAAACTTCAACGCAATGAAGGTAAAAACGAATTCTCAGATGAGTTTATGGCAATTGATTATATCAGTTCAGCTCGTGCGCACTTTGGTATGAATCGAGAGGAAGCCGAGCAGCTAACCATGACTGAATTTCAGATGATGCTCAAAGCTAAATACCCTGACGAGAAAGGATTTACTAAAGAAGAATACGACAACATCATGAAGCAAGATGATAAGCGTAATGATGAGCTGATCAGTGGTAAACGCCGGTTGGTGAGTAGGAAGAGAGGATAAAGGGAGGCTGCGAGCAAGAATGCAGCACATAGTAATTAGTTTGGCTTAAAGCTTGACCTAGTAAATAAAATGTGGATCAAGTTATGGACAAGTGATACCTTTCTGATATCATAAAAATATAGCTATACACATTGTATAGTCATTTCACTTACAAAATAATAACGGAGGGGATTATGAAAAAGTTAATTCGAGAATTTCTTCGTGTAATTCTCTCAGTTGAAAAAATAACCAATCCAATTATTGGTGGTAACGATCAGAAATCTAAAGACGAAAAAGAGGCTTTAGACAATAAAGATAATTTCTTTGTTGGTCGTGATGGTTCGATATCACTAAATCCTAACAGTATAGTTGTCCAGAAGGCTTTTAAAGACAACATAGAAAAATTACAGTCAACAAAAGGGCGGTAATTCTTAGTGTGGGCTGCTGTAATTGTTCTCGTCTTGGTTTGTGGCTATAACTATGTAGATAATCATTTGCCGTCAAGATATAAACTGAATAATTCTGTTGGTTGGAACGCGTACTTTTTTGTAGCGCTCAAAGGCGGTGAGTTTTTAATACAAGGGCTGATGGCATCTGTTGTGGTTGCCATTGGCCTTTATATTATTATGTATATATTGAATGCGCCATCTTATCTTTTTGGTTGGTATGAGCCTTTCACATTTGTAGACTCTATTTTCAATATCAGAGTTTCTGGTATGAGTTTTTGGACTATCTTGTGGTTATCTTTTACTGTTTTGATATCTATCGGAAAGACTGCTGATGTTAAAAAAAGAAATCAATCCCTACAAAAGAGAATGGAAGACTTTAGGGAAGTAGCAAAAGTTTACGCCATTGAAAGTTTGCTACTGGAGTCATTTGAAAGAATGGATGATGGCTTACTGGTTTTTGTGACTCTCAAGTCTAGAAAGGTTTATGTTGGAATGGTTGATGGCATCAGGTTTGAAGGAATGGATATCAATACGCTAGTGTTAATACCGTTCATGTCAGGATATAGAGAGAAAGATACATTAACATTCCATGTTGAGCACAACTACACAGATCACTACGCGCAACAAGGAATAAACTTCAGCTCAGAGCCGTTATCAGTATTCCAGTTTAGACATGTCTTACCTTATGAGCAAATAGAGTCATTTTCGTTATTTAACGTCAACACATACAATGTATTTCAAGAAGTAGCAAAAGAAAAAGAGATAAAAAAGAAATCAGAAACAGATTCAAACTAACCCACTCCGGTGGGTTTTTTGTTGCCTGAATATCTCAAATTATTGATATTGTTTGATTGTTCTAAATTGAAATGACCGACCTACAAAATAATTGTAGGTAACTACAAAAGTTTTGTAGTTCAAATATTGAGCGACTCCTAAAGGGTTTTACAAAAAAGTTGTAAAACTTATCTTGTGTAATTTATTGATATAGTTTGATTATAACGAATCGTTAGAATTGATAGCCCGTCCTTGGGCGTTACTACTATTGTTATGCAATTAACGGAGTGTTTAAAATATCTCCGCTTTTCTCACCTTGCATAACTTGGGTGCGTAGACGGAAGTTTTGCAGTAACTCAATAAGCGCATTAGAGTCACGTTGTAATTTTTGAATGTATTCAACACTGACAACGTTATGACCATCAACGCTAACTACTTGTTGCTTTTCATTTTTATAAGAAACCAACCATCTTCCCTCTTTGGGTATGGTTACAGTGATTGAGTTTTGATTTGGCTCAAAAAGTATATTTTCTTCCTGTTTAGGAATGTATTCACCCTCAAGAACGAACTTGTGAATATACTCAACCGCATCGGGTATCTGATCTGCTGTTAGCTCTTCAATGCTACTAACATTAAATTTCTGGTGAACAAGAGAATAGGCTTCTGGGTACATAATGCCTTTCTTACTAACCAGTAGATTAACAGCATTCTTTAATGGGTTGCGTTCTTGAACAGTTGATTTGTGTTTTTTCTTAACTTCACCAGTAGTCCAATATTCATAAAGTACGTCGTCACACTCTTCTTGATACTTGATTACTTTATCGCGGATCTCTGGTTTGACTTTGTTAGGGCTGATAGTGTGAAGCCAGCCTGCAAGTTTACGGAGAGCTAGGCAAAGCATTGATTGCTCACCGCCTTTTGAAGGTATCACGATTTCCGTGATCCCTTTACTAAACCTTTGTTTTAGCTTTTCAAATTGAGATTGCCAAGTTAACCCCATGCCTTCAACTATTGGCTTCATTGGTACATATGGTTCGCCGTTGAAATTTACTACATACAGGTTGTTACCGTGGAAAGGTACGTTAATTGTTGATACACTAGTCATGTCGGTTACTCCGTAGTTTCTGACAAATTAGAAGCCCTAGCTACCGCAAATAGTTGGGGCTTCGCTGTTTTAGTTGACACGTTTTTCTCTTTCTTTCACATACCAAGCTATCGCTTGATTAACTATTGAGTTTTGCGAAATACCATCTTTCGCTGAGAGTTCTACCACTTTACTTTTTAACACCTCTGTTAATCTGAGTTGAAATTTTCCTGTTTTTTTATTGGTATTCATATCTTCATCCTTTTATGTGTCTATGTGACATCACAAAGATATCAATGTGAATCTATATAGTCAACGAATAATTGACTATATTGTGATATCACAATGACTTTACTGGTGGTTGTATGTCACAAAAAAATACGAGAATAAGAGATATAACGCCTTATAGCCTTAGAATGCCTGATACTCTGAAGGAAAAGTTAATGCAAAGGGCAAGTAAGAATGGGCGATCTCTTAATGCTGAAATGGTTATGATTCTTCAGTCTGCCGTGGATGAGGATAACACCCCTAAAAACTTAAACGAGTTGTCACAGCTTGATCCTGAAAAGTTCAAAGAACTGTTCATGGAAACTATCAAGAAGATGAATGAGGGTAAAAAGTGACTAATATCACATTTTATTTTGTTGTTACTGTATAAAAAACAGGAATGTAAAATTTTTTAGTGCCTGTAATATATTTTGATATTTTCTTTGGAGCTTGCACATGAATGCGCCTGTAATTAGCTTTATTAATATGAAGGGTGGGGTGGGAAAGACCACTCTATGTATTAGTATTGGTGAGTATTTAGCAAACTATAAGGATAAAAAAGTATTAATAATAGATATTGATCCTCAGTTTAATGCAACACAATCTTTTATGGGTAAGCATGATAAAATAAGTGAGTACTTATCTTTAGTAAAACAAAGAAAGACAATCAAGAGAATATTTGAAGTAAATGCTTCTATATATGATGAAGATGCAGTATTAAAAAAAGAAGATGTTATTTACAGTGTATATCCAAATCTAGATATAATCCCTGGTGATATAAACATAATGTTTGAGCATAACACGGTAGATACAATTAGATTGATTAGGATAAGAAATTTCATTGAAGACAATAAGTTAAGAGAAATCTACGACTATATTTTTATTGATTGTCCGCCTACCATTTCGATGTATACCGAAGCGTCCATAATGGCATCTACACATTATATAATGCCAATGAGAATAGATCAGTATTCAGTATTAGGGAGTAACAATTTGCTATCAATTGTTTCTAAGCTGGCTAGAGATCAAAGACTTACAATAAAGCCGTTGGGTGTTATTTATACCGATACTGCACCAAAAAGATTGACCAAGAAGACCAGAGCAATTAAGACGGCTATAGAAACCGAAAAAGGAATCAGGGATCTATATTTCTTCAAGAATCATTTTTCAAAGGTTAGGGATTTACAGGTTGGTCAGCAATTAAATTTTGCGTCAGCGTATTCTCAGTCTAAAGAAATCATTGATAGAATATGTACGGAACTCGAGGCTAAGCTTAAAGAGGTTGATGATGAATCAGAATAAATTAATAACTAAAAAGAAATTAATGGAACTAAAAGATTCTGAATCGCTTGAGTTTATGATCGGGTTTCTATCTTTAGTAATATTTTCCAAAGAAATTTTTAAGTCGAATTTTGAATTGAGTGAATTTATTAAAGATGCATTTAAGATAGAATATAAAAGATACGTTGTATCCTCAAGAACCCTTATGTTCTCTAGGCTTGCGAAAGATATAGTTAGAAAATATTCTGATGGAAATCATTTCACAGCTAAAAATACTGTTGTCAATATCATTTATGAAAAGCTAGATCAGCTGCCAATCAACGATATCGCTTTAGAAGCGAAAAAGAAAGAAAATAAAAAGAGAAAAGGTAAAAATACTACAACAGAAAGTATCTCAAAGTGGATAAAGGGGTTTAGGGGTGAGTAACTTCCTTACTATTGACCCTTACAACGTGTTGGGAACAGTGTCCAAGTTCAAAGAAGACCTAAAAGTAATTCCTGACCAATATGTTGTTGACTCGTTAATATCAGCGGTAAAAAAGTCTATTTTTTTGAAGATAATTCACGAAAAATCTTTGAGAGGTAATAGACACTTATTAAGCGTCATCTATGATTTTTTAGGTTGTATTTCAGCAATAAAAAAAAATGAAGATAGATACTTTTATTTTAATATAAGGTCATGCATTGAAAATTCAATTAGATTCTTGTTGAACAAAGATAATGATGATGAGATCGGTGTTACAAGGATGTTCAGTGAGTTTAAAGAAAGATATAAAGGTGTAGACGGTGTTAGCGCACTTACTAGGGTATATTCTGATGCATGTAATTACGTTCATAACAATGTCAAGGCTGATATTGATGTATCAAAAAGCTATAAATACATTGATTCATCCAAGATTTTTGAAAAGAAAAAAAGCAGAAATCTATGTAATGACCTCGTTTCAGTGCAGTCGTCACTAGATAATTTTTTGCTAATTAATAATAAAGAAGACATAAAGTATTCATTTTTATATCTAAATGAAAATATAGAATATTTAATAAATAAAAAGTTTTTAGAAAGATTGTTCTCATCAGAATTGGTATCATAATTCTATAAACATGCTTCGGCAGGTTTTTGTTTGCTTTAATTTGCACCACAAACAGCTAAACTAATAACAAATTAACTAACGAGGATGGTGTTGTGAGGAAACTATTAATTGCATCTATTGGGGTGTTATCTTCCTTGGCTATTTTATTTAGTGCTAACTCTACTGCTAAAGAAAATATAAAAATATCAGATGTTGCAAAAGCAGTTTGTATTAATCATAAAGATAAAGAACCGTGTGAAGGCCTTGTTATCGCATCAATGGGGCATGCTTTCGATCAGGGGAGGATTAGCATGGTTTGCGATTTAATGCGTGAATCTGGGGATGAGATACCAGAAGAGCAAAAGGATAGATGTGATGAAGCAAATGAAATGTTGTTAGATGTGCGAAGTGTAAAATATTAACCTGATATATTAACAATCTCAACCCTGCCAACTGGCGGGTTTTTTCATTTTAAGGAGCCGATAAATGGCACAAGTAGGCGAAATTGTTTATCAAGTTCAAATGGATGTTGAGCAATTGCTAACATCTCAGCGTCAGTTAGAGCAACGTCTTAATCGAATGGATAGCAGCTTTAACAGAACGTCTCAGTCGGTGAATAACACTGAACGTTCAATGTTATCTTTATCCAAAGTTGCCGCATCACTTGCCGGCTATCTATCAGCTTCAATGGTTGCTAGTTACTCCGAAGCATGGACTGAGTTAAACAACAAATTATCTAACTCTGTTCGTGCAAGTGAGTCACTTATTGATGTTACTCAACGAGTATTTGATATCTCTCAAGCAACGCGATCTAGTCTTGATGCCACAGCAACACTCTACGCACGATTAGAACGAGGAACGAGAGAGTACAATACATCAGCAGAAGACTTAGCAAAATTAACATCCATCATTAACCAAGGTTTTATCGTATCTGGTGCTACTGCGCAGGAAGCAGAAAACGCCATTATTCAGCTATCGCAGGGTATCGCGTCTGGCGTTCTCCGTGGTGAGGAATTTAACTCAGTAGCAGAGCAGGGTAGCCGCTTGATGGTTGCGCTTGCTGACTCAATGGGTGTTGGTATTGGTCAGCTGCGCAAGATGGCTGCGGAAGGTAAACTAACTACAGATGTTGTTGTGAAAGGATTGCTTTCTCAAGGTGATGCGATCGGTAAAGAGTTCGCTAAAACTACTCGAACAATGTCACAGGCATTTCAAGAGGCAGGGAACAACTTAACCAAGTTTCTTGGTGAAAACACAACAATAAAGACATCTATTAACGTATTCAGTGATGCTGTTATCGCCGTCAGTAGGAATTTAGATGCCATGGCTGACGTTTTAACTTTTGCAGCTGGGGTTATAGGGTCTAGATTTCTTGCTGCACTATCTCTTGCTGGTGTTGCACAATTAAAGAAAGCAAAAGATACCATAACGGCTACTATAGCGACAAGAAACTCAGCCAAAGCAGAGGTAATTGCTGCAAAAGAGACGCTAACTAGGGTGCAGGCAGAAAAGGCATTTGCTTTAACGACTCAACAATCATTATCAGCTCAGCTTTCAGCCGCTCAGACTGAACAACAACGCTCAAGAATAAGAAATGAATTATCGGCAAATTCAGCAAGAATAGCAGCACTGACCAGACAGGAAACCCTAGAAACAAACAGATTAGCTGCGGCCCAAGCAAGAGTTGCATCAACAAGTATTACTATGGCTAGTGCAATGAAAGCTCTCAATATTGCCACGGCTCCTTTGGGTGGACCTATGGGGGCACTAATGCTTGCTGGTGCCGCAATGTATTACTTCCATCAAAAAACGGAGCAGGCGAAGCAAGAGGCTCGAGATTTTGCTGATAGTGTCGATCAGTTAACAGCTAAATTAAAAGAGCTTTCATATCAAGAGATTGCTCGTGACGCTCAGGATGCTGCTGATAAGCAAAAAGTTCTAAATGCAGAAATGAAAGAGCAAGAAAAGCAACTAGCTAGGCTAGAAGCTCGATTAAATATGCAACAAGAAGCTCTTGGTGATAATCCTGAATTAATTGAAAGAAACACTATAAATATATTAAGAGAAAAAATAAAACTAGAAGGTGATCTAGCTGAAAACAAAAAACGCTCAGAATTAATAACTAAATATCTAACAGATGCACAAAATGAGTACGATAAAAAACTGAAGGAGGCTATTGATTTAAGCGTTAAAAGCGCAACAACTCTTGATATTGAAAAATCAGCATTAGGCAGGCTCACCCAACAAATAAGAGATGCAACAGGCGCTAAAAGTGAATTTAATGCCACACAATTGGAAGTTAAATTATCAGAGAAGGCCTTGGATTTGCGTAAGACTTTAGAGAGAGAAATAAAGTTAGCAAATTCAAAAAGTGAGGTAGATAAGAGATTATTGCAAGTTCAATTTTATGCAGAAGATAATAATCTATCCAAAGAGGAGGTTTTGGTATTAAATCAGGTAGCAATTGCGGCCCAAGATGCCAAAGATGCCGCAGCCGAACGCAACAAAACGACCAAGGAATCAACCAAAGCCACAGACGCAGCATATGAGGCACTAAAGCGCCAGAGAGAAGAAATTGAGCTTTTAAACAAAGGTTACAAAGACGGATCTCTTGAAATGGCTAAGTATGATGCTGTTAAAGCATTGGGTGACAATGCATCTCCTAAGCAGATTGAAAAAGCGGAGCAACTCGCAGAAGAAAAATACAACATTGAGCGTAATCTAGCTGATAAGAAAGCTGCGCTTGAGCTTGATTTAGTCGCCAAGGCTAAGGAATCTCACGATAAGCAGTTGGCAGACTTAGAGCGGATAACAAAAGATGATGTATCTCTCACTGAACAGGCAGCAAGGCGTAAAGCTGAAATTGAGGCGGAATATCAGCAAAAGATAGCCGAAATAAAGGCTAATAACACTGTATCACCGCAAGATGACATCAAAGGGAAAGTAGATCCTGTTCAGCAACTAAAAAACGAACACGAGCGTAAACTTGCACTTATTCGTGAGTTTGAAACAGAAAAAGGCGCTATTACTCAGCGTGGCTTAGAGTTAATGAATGCCGCCAATACTCAATATGAGCAAGAACGGTTAAATGCTCAATGGGAGATATGGCGTAATCAGAGCCAAGCTAATCAATTCTTAGCTGATGGGTTGGACGCATTAGGGCAACGCTCTACCAACGTACTCACAGGGCTATTAACAGGCACGCAATCCCTTAACGATGCTTTCCGTAATGTCGCATTAACCATCGTAGACCAAGCCGTTGGCGCTCTGGTTCAAATGGGTATGCAGCAGGTTAAGAATATGGTTACTGAAAGTGCCATGCGTAAGGCTTCCAATGCACAAGCTATAGCTGAGGCTACAACTACTGGCGCAGCAATTACAAATGCTATGGCTCCGGCGGCAGCGACAACCAGTATTGCCACTATGGGCTCTGCTGCTACATGGGGTATGGCAGCAATGGCAACAGCTATTCCCGCTATGATTGCGCTTGCTGGTGCTCGTAAAAATGGTGGGCCCGTAAATGCTGGCTCTATGTATCGAGTGGGTGAGGGTGGTAAGCCTGAGATATTCAAGGCATCTAACGGTAGTCAGTACATGATACCGGGTGATAATGGTCGAGTTATTAGTAATCGACAAATGGGTAAAGGTGGTAATGGTGTCAGCATGGGTGATATGCACTTTACATTCCAAGTTCAAGCACCTAATGGCATCACTCAAAAGGAAGCACAACAGATACAGCAAATGGTGAGAGGTACGGTTTATGACGTACTTGGTAACGAAATGCGTAGCGGTGGTGCTTTGGAAAAAGTAAGAAGTTGGTAATTAAGAGAGGTGGTTATGAGTAATCAAAATTTAGAAGCGTTAGTTAGTACGTTATCAGCACAAGTGGTACAGCAAGGGCAACAAATTGCAGAGTTACAAAAACAGCTCGCGGATATGCAATTAACGAGCTGTGATTTAGATATACTAAGCACGCGAATTACTGCAGTCGAAAGCTTTAGCCGTTAGTACAGTTAGCAAAGCTATTCTTTGCGTGTTGTATAGCTAATTTTTCAATATCTCTTAATGTTAAATTCTCTACAACTTTACCTGTGACATCTATTGTGAAATGGTGGATTGAACCATCCGAACCTTGTAAGGCAATATCTAATGTGTTCTTATCATTAGCTCGGTCTATGCCTGAAACATGAATCAAATTAAATTGCATAAAATTCCCTCACACCGAAGTAAATCAGCCATTCCTTCGGCAAGTTTCTCTGGGCTGAATATATAAAATAACCTAATGGATATTTATTAATATCCTGATATTTGATCAGGCGGCTTTGTGTCGCCTTTTTTTATTGGAGTAACCAATGGAAGAGTTTAAATGGCGACCTGAAACAGCTTATCAGGTGGGTAATGAGCCTAAAGTGAAAGTAGCCAAGTTTGGTAACGGTTACGAACAAAGAGTCAAAGACGGGATCAACAACCAACTAAAGACTTATCAACTCTCATTTATTAAACATGCTGATATTGGGAAACAGATTGATGAGTTTCTTAAGGCTAGAGGTGCAGTTGAATCATTCTTATGGCTAACCAGTGATGATAACTCTAAACGTAAATTTGTTTGCCGTAGCTGGCAGGTAACACCAAGAGCGACGGTGTGGCAGATAGACTGCACATTTGAGGAGGTTGTTGCATGAGGGATATACCTCAAGAGATGCGCATAGATGTTGCAGATTTACAGCAAAATGCAATGTTAGATTTGTATGAGGTCGATTTAAGTCGTTTTGGTGGTGATGTTTACCGGTTTCATGACGGCATGAATGGCTTATTAAAACCTATTGTCTGGCAGGGTTTACGATATGAACCTTATCCTGTTCAGGTTACAGGGTTTAGTGTAACGACTCAGGGTGCATCAGACAGACCAAAAATGACGTTTGCTAACTTTGACGGAATGTTAACTGCGATTAACAACGACTATGATGATGCGCTAGGCGCTATCGTTACTCGCAGGCAGGTTTTAGAGCAATATCTCGATGCTGTTAATTTTCCCAACGGAAACCCACAAGCAGATCCAACCAGAGAAGCCGTTCAAAAATATGTTATCGAACAGCGAGAAAGTTCAGACTCTGATTTTGTGACGTATATATTAGCACTTCCAACAGAAACAGATAACGCCCTGATACCTAGACGGGTTATTCAGGCTGATATCTGCTCGTGGCGATACAGAGGATTTGATTGTGGTTATGATGGCCCTCCTGTTGCAGATGAAAAAGACCAACCAACAACCGATCCCTTAAAAGACAAATGCTCTCATAAATACAGCGGGTGCAAATTAAGACACAAAGGGAATATGCCATTCGGCGGGTATTTAGGATCAAATAAATTAGGTTAATCCATGATTGAGAAAGACATTATCGCTCACGCGAAAGCGGAAGGAGTGAGGGAGTCTTGCGGCTTAATTTCGGGTGACAGGTATTTCCCTTGCAGAAACATACATCCCGATCCGCAAAACTATTTTGAAATTAACCCAGACGATTGGATGACGGCAGAGTGCTATTCAGAAATCAAAGCTATTGTTCATAGTCACCCTGACGGAAAGCCGTACCTGAGTTCTGGCGACAGAACAATACAAAGGAAAACAAATCTGCCTTGGTGGTTGGTATGTGATGGAGAGATCCATAAGTTCAGGCCAATAGCGCCACTGTTAGGTAGAGAGTTTAAGCATGGTGAGCAGGATTGTTATTCCATTATACGTGATGCCTATCATCTGTCAGGCATTCAGCTAGATGATTTTATTCGTCCCGATGAATGGTGGTACACAGAACAAAATCTCTATCTTGATAACACGGACAAGCAGGGATTTTATCAAGTAGAAGAGGCTCAAGAAGGCGATATGATATTGATTTGCTTAGGAACATCAAAACCTTGTCACGCTGCGTTGTACTTAGGTAATCAAGAGATATTGCATCACAGGCCAGACAGATTGAGTAAGCGAGATACTTACGGTGGTTACTGTTTTAAATACACTCACAGCATTTGGAGGCATAAACAATGGTCAAATTACAGTTTGCAGGCTATTTACGCAGATTTGGACGCAGGTTCGAGCTTGAGGTAAGTAATGCAGGTGAGGCCTTACGCTGTCTTTGCTATCAAATTGATGGGTTGAAAAAAGAGATTAACCAAGGTCAGTTTCGCGTTCGTATCGCAGGTAACGATATGACCGAGGATAGTATTTCCACGGGATTAAGTACGCCATTAAATGAAGGTGATGTTATTACGATCGTCCCTATAGTTGGTGGTGCTAAATCCGGCGGGTGGCTAGGCATTATTGGTGGAGCTGCTTTAATTGGCGCATCGTTTTTAATACCGGGCGGATTTTTGGCAACGATGACATCGACTGCATTATTTGCCGCTGGTGTAGGTGTGGCCGCCGCGGGATTGGCAACCATGTTAACTAAAACACCGCCAGCGCCAAGCATAGAGGGGCGAAACTCAGAAAGTAACCAGTATTTCAGCTCGTTATCAAATAGAGTCGGTCAAGGTTATCCGGTTCCTATCTGTTATGGCGAGATGGTTGTGGGTTCAAATGTAATATCACAAGGTTTGGAGACTGTTTAATGGGCAAAGGTGGCGGTGGAGGAAGCACTCCGAGGTTGCTCGATGACAACTTAAAAAACAAACAATTTCTTAATGTCATCGATTTAGTTTCAGAAGGGCCAATAGAAGGGCCCGTAGGTGGTATGTCAGGTTTTCTATTGAATGGAACGCCTGTTGTAGATGCGGATGGTAATCCAAATATTCATGGTGTTGAGGTTCAGTGGCGAGCAGGAACGCAAACGCAAGAACCATTAGAGGATTTTCCTTTTGTAGAAAAAGAAATTCCTGTCAATGTAGAGGTAAAAAAAAGCACACCAATTTTACGCACTATTTCAGATCAGGAAACTGACCGCGTTAGATTCACTTTGGGTGTTTCTGCTCTTGTTAGTCAAGATGACAAGGGAAATCAGCACGATGCTACGGTAGAAATGCTTATTGAAGTTAATGATGGTTCTGGTTGGACACATGCAGAAACAGCAAAAATAACCGGAAAAATCAGTGGCCAATATTTAGAATCATATATCATTGATGCGCCTAAAAAGAAACCTTTCCAAATTAGAGTTTCACGATTAACAGATGATAGTAAAAGTGATCTACTGAAAAACGGAACGGTATGGGCAAGCTACACAGAAATAACTGACGCTAAATTCTCTTACCCTAATTCTGCCGTAGTCGGGATGAAAATCGATAAATCCCAATACGGTGATACACCCAATCGCACCTATCATATCAAAGGGATGATTATCCAAGTTCCAGATAACTATGATCCCGAGTCCCGTACTTATACAGGCATCTGGACTGGTCGCTTCAAGCCAGCATGGTCTAATAACCCTGCATGGGTTTTTTACGATTTAGTCACTAATGAGCGATACGGTATAGGTGAGATGATCGGTTCGTTTGGCGTTGATAAATTCGCGCTATATGCCATTGCTCGTTACTGTGATGAATTGGTTGATGATGGGTTTGGCAACAAAGAGCCTCGCTTTACTTTTAATGCCTACATTACCTCTCAACGAAAAGCCAAAGAAGTGCTTGATGACTTAGCGTCCGTATTTCGCGGTATGCCTTTATGGGACGGACAGCAATTAACGTGCTTTCAAGATAGACCATCAGATCCAGTATGGACGTACACAAACTCAAATGTTATTGATGGAAAATTTAAATATACATCAACAGCGAAATCAGCTCGTCATAATGCTATCGAGGTGTCATGGATAAACCCGAGTAATGGATGGAGTGAAGAAAGAGAATTTATCCAAGATGATGATCTCATTCAGCGATTCGGCGGTGTAAATGTTAAGAAAGTTACTGCTTTTGGTTGCACTAGTCGCGGACAGGCTCACAGAGTGGGTAAGTGGATATTACAGACAGAAAAGCTGGAGAAAGATAGCGTTACATTCTCAACAGGAAGAGAGGGGATTAACTGCATCTCTGGCGATATTATTGAGGTAGCAGACGATAGCTTTGCAGGAGTGAAGGTAGGTGGTCGGGTTCTATCAGTTAATGGTAGCGCTATTACTATTGATGCGCCTATAGATTGGAAATATGACGATAAAGGTACTTTCTCATTTTTAGGGACATCAGGCAGGTTCGAGAAAATAGAAATTCAATCTATCGATGGTGATATTGTCACTTTGCGTGAGGTTCCTCGTGGACTGAAACAATATGGTGTATTTTCTATTACCAAAAGCATGCTAATAACAAGATTGTTTCGAGTTATTACCATTTCAGAAAATAATGATGGAAATTACTTATACAACTGTATTCAGCATGAACCTCAAAAGGAAAGCATTGTTGATAATGGAGTTGATTTTACTGGGAACCCGCCAACGCAGAATGTTATTCGCATTCCTAATATAGAGCGTCTTTCTATTGCTTACGTTGATGATAGCCCTCAAGTTCAAGCTAGGGCTATGTGGGTAACAACAGCCATTAATAGAAATATTTCATTTAATGTCACTCTTTATAAAAACAGCAAGGTTGTATCTACTGGTAATACCACAGATTTAGAGTACTACTTTAATGGGCTTGAAGCCGGTGACTATCTTGTTGGGGTGAGAGGTCAAGACGCTAATGGAATGCTTGGTAATGAATCAAAAGTCCAGATGGTTATTGGTACGCCAAGTGCACCTAGCTCAATAATTGTTGAGTCTGGTTTTTTTGAAATAAAATTAATCCCTCATATCGCTGCGCCACACACTCTAAATACCGAGTTTGAGTTCTGGTTTTCTGGTGAAATAAAAATAAATAATATCAATGAGATAGAGTCAAAAGCTGATTTCTTAAGTCGCGCTAAGTTCTGGACAAAAGGGCAATTAAAGCCGGGGCGTGATTACTGGTTTTATGTAAGAAGCGTAAATGAATATGGGAAGTCTCATTTTGTAGAAGCTAAAGGACAAGTTGACGGTAACATAGACGCTATTCTTGAAGAATTAGCGGGGCAAATCAGCCGAGACCAACTCGCACAAGACTTATTGGGTGAAATTAACAGTAAAGCTAACCAAATCGATATTACTGAATTACATGAGTTAATGAGGATAAATCACGACAAGCTTTTAGAAGAGTCAATGAGGCAAGGCGCGACGATTGAAGAAAGTGAAAAAAAATGGGAGGAGGCCGAAAAATTACTGGCTGAGCGGATGAACCAAGTTTCAACGGCAACAGAAGCACAGGCTGCCGCAATTAAACAAGAGCAACAAGCACGTATTGAGGGTGATAAAACCGAAGCGCAACAACGGCAATCCTTAGCGACTCAACTTCGTGGTGATTATACTGGCAATGATTTATCGAAAGTGACCGCAGGACTCATTTCCGCCGAGAAACAAGCGCGGGTCTCGGGTGACCAAGCGGAAGCCAAAGCCAGACAGTCATTGGAAACACGGATGAATGGGAATGTTTCCGCGATTAATCAATCATTAGAAACCCTCACCTCGAAACAGCAAGCACAAACGCAAGAGATTTCAACGCTCAATTCAACTCTAAAAGGGAAAGCCGATAGCAGTGCAGTAAATGCGTTAAATACGCGAGTAACTAATCTCGATGGCAAAGTGACGTCCGCAACCTCTCAGGTACAAACGTTATCCAGCAAATTAGAGACGGTAAAAGCTGATTTAACGGGATCTGTGGTGGTGGATTTAGATTTATCTAAACTCAATGAAAACACCTATTATCCGATTATTTTGCCATTAGTAACTTCTCGACGTTATGCCTTTAAGGTTTTTAGGACCTTAGGGCAATATAGAGACAATAAACCGAGCTATGCGACTCACAATACCAAAGGTTTTGCCATGATTGTGGAATGGCAAGTGAGTGGTTCCGGATGGGGAACCCAGTCTGAAAACCGCATCATTGATAATTTTGATTGGCGATGGACAAATCAATCCCCTGTGATGGGGCCAGCTCAATTAACGAATGGTTCTGTGGAATATATCTATTTGCGAGGAGGTGCTAAATATCAGCTCACTAAGCATAAAAGTGTTAACCATCAAATTATCACCCGCACTTATACCAATAACAAACAATCGGTGGCACCAAAAGGATTTGTGGCGAATGAAGTACCTAAGTCCAGCGAACAGAAAGCCAATGCAACGGCGAATGCGGTAAACCAACTTGAAACTAAGGTGACTGAGGTCTCAGGTAAAGTGACCTCTACCGCCCAGCAAGTCACTCGCCTTGAAAGCCAAGTGGGTACAAGTTCAGCCAAAATAGAGCAAACCTCGAAAGTGGTCACCGACATAAATGGCAAAATTTCCGCATCATGGACAATGAAAGTTCAGCAAGATAGCAAAGGGAATAAAGTCATTACGGGCATTGGCTTAGGGTTTAATGCACAAGGAAATAGCCAATTTCTGGTCAATGCCCAAAACTTTGCGGTGATATCGTCATTAAACGGCAAAGTGGTGACACCGTTTATCGTGAAGAATGGACAGGTAGTTGTTAATGAAGCTTTTATTGGTGATGCAACTATTACCAGTGCAAAAATAGCTAATGTATTGCAATCAACCAATTTCAGCCATGCAAACAAGGTGGGCTATCAACTTAATATGCGCACTGGTGAAGAAATTAAATATGGGAATAACGCTCAGGGGTACTGGATTGAAACAAACATATTAAAACGTTTGTTTGATAAAAAAGGCACAATGCGTATCAGAATGGGGATATGGTAATGGGCATGGGTTTAGAAATATATGATGAGAAAGGGCGACTCATTATTGGAGAAGACACTATTATACCGCGCCACTTGGGGCAATTTGACCTTCCTTTGTCCCAATATGGATCTCTTACTATTCCTGAGATTTCCTTAGGAGGTGAGGTTGTTTGCCATTTCTGGCTACGGTATCGCTCTCGATGGAGTGGTGAGTTTCATGTAGATAAGCCTAATGAGAGAACAGAATACTCCATATCTGGAAATACGTTAAACTACCGCGTTGATTACAATATCTATCGCTGGGAGAACAATGGCTCTGGTGGCGGGCAGACACAAGCGAATGACTCATTCTCAAGTCATGTTGTCGTATGGGTGGTGTGAAATGGTTGGTGTAGAAATTTACACAAATAATAGGCTGATACAATTAACCGATAAACTCGAAACAATATGTGTTTTGAGAAAAGCAACTCCTGATGAACTAACGTCATCATCAGGCCCTCATGATAGCTATCCGAGAATCTATGCGTTAAATAGCCAATGGATGGTTGCTCCGATTTCCAAGGTAAGCATACCTCAACACGGAGTTGGTCTTGAAGTTTATGATGAGCAAGGGAAAATGAAATTTTCATCTCTTGCTAAGTTGGTCTGCTTTGAGAAATATTATGATGTCAATACGGGGAGCGCTGGCAAAGGCTCATTAAGAATCGCAGGCAAAAGTGGTCATCGGTATGGCATGATTAAGACTCGCTCTATGGGGTATTTTCATAATACAAACATACGAAGCTACATAGACCCTGACACGTGGGATGAAGTTTGGACATTCAAAAGATATAGCGAGCGTTATGTCTTGATTGATGATGTGGGAGGGTTAACATTTGAGTATCGATACGAGTTCTTAGGAGAAGAGGATGGCTGGATAAGTATGCCTCCGAGTCGAGAAGGTTCTGGATTAATGGAACAAGGGCTTATGATAGACGTTTCAATGTTAGAAGATTAAATACCGCACTAATGTGGTTTTTTTGTATCTAAATTTTAGGAAATAAATCATGATATACACAACAGGCACTGTTAGCACAGTGTCAGGGTCTGCTATTGTCTCTGGCACAGGTACCATTATTTTAATTAAAAATGGTAATGCTAATTTTATTTATATGGTGGACAGGGTTAATAGCGATACAGAATTAGTCATTTCACAACCGGCTACATTTACCGTAAAAAACACTAGTTACAGCATTAATCTCACTGAGCCGAACTCATACAGCGACGCTAATAATCGTATGACCGCTATTGCATCAGATATTACGTAGTTCTTAAACGAGCAACGAGTTACGCTCGATGGTGTTAAAAAAGTGCTGGGGGATATTAGTAAAAAGTTAGATAAAAGTGGTGTGGACCTTTCAGGGATTTCGAAGTGCGATTACACGTAATACACAAATGGCTTATTGTGTGTTTCGACAAAAATCCACCTTAAAGGCGGGCGCTATTGGTCTTTGCCGACAATATTATCGCATTTAGATAAGTGTGTTGTGTTTTATCATACCACCAACCCTCAAGCGGAAGTGAGCTATTTAGCGCATAAAAAGCAATTATACAGTTCAGCCCAAACAGACATTTATGTGTGTGTATTCGTTTCAGGAATGGTTTTGACCCCGAAGAAACGTTGGGGGTTATCACTGTACAGTGAAGATGGAGCACGGGTCTTTAATACGGACTATCTGCCTTTTACCCGAGGACAATCAATGGCATTGTTATTACGGAAGGGGAGTGTAGAGACTCCATATAGCTTGCCTTTAGTCTGTGCAACCAGTCAGTTTGTGAATGCATCTTATCAGGATGACCACATTGATTGGGCCAAGCGCAATACGGGGATACGGGGATTCGTTTTCGGGGAAAACAGATTTTTGTGA